TTCATTGGCGCAGGTATGGGAAACAGTTCGACCAGCACTAACCGCAAACGGACTCTCCGTGGTTCAGTTGCCTTCTCAAGACGCAAGCGGATACTACGTTGAATCCATGCTAATCCATTCAAGTGGGCAGTGGATCAAGTGCAGGACGTACATGAAACCAGTTAAGGAAGACCCACAGGGCATTGGTAGCCTTATCTCCTATGCGCGTCGATATGCACTCCAATCGCTAGTCATGGTCTGCCCAGACGATGATGATGGTGAGATGGCAATGGGACGCTCCACTAGCGTTCCGCAAGCTAGGACAGCAGTCACAAAAGTACTAGCACCTGCAACACCTAAAGAGGATCCTAGTTGGTATAAAAAGATCGAATCAATAATTGGTGATAAAGCCGAATCAGCTACGAAATATTTAATCTCAAAAGGTGAGATTAAAGATGGTCATTGGTGGCATGACTTGAATGCTGGAAAGTATCGTGACAACCTCATTGTCTCTCCAGAGAAGTTTCTCGCAGCAGTAGCCAAATGGGAGGCATCGAAATGATCCGTCATTCTTTGCTTCCAAAGTTGGCTGAGTGTCCATGTTTCGAGTCAGCGGGGGGTAACTCCCCTGCTGCGTCTCGCGGGACTAAAATGGACGAGGCATTCCGCGAAATGTTCATGGGCAATAATAAACCATTCCTAGCACTGAATCCCAAGGATGGCGATGCGGTCATGTGGGCAGTTGAGATGACAAAAACTATCGCTGGCGATTCTGAGGTGGTCACCGACGAGAATAGCCTCAAAGTTAAAACGCCCGGCATTGACCACGTTGGAACCGAGGATTGCCGCATTCCAGCTATCCATACCTCCCTAGACCTAAAGTCAGGAATCCTACGTTCGTATGCCGAGCAGCAATGTGCCTATGCCTACGGAAATATGGCAGCAAGCTACGATTTCGAGACTGGCGAATACGCTATTCGCGAATGGACTTGCCACTTGCTATTCTGCGACCAAGAACGGGTGGTCACTCATTCTTGGACAATCGAGGAGGCCAAGCAGGTTGTCGAGGGAGTGATTGCCGCATACAACGACCCAGACAAAACCCCAACCGCTTGCGATTATTGTAAGTGGTGTAAAAATTCCACCACTTGCGAACAAATTACTAGACCAGTTGCCAACACCCTAGAGGTTGTTCAAAGCGACCTACAGGCCAACCTCGCGCAAATGCAGGATCATCTGGCAGGTGATATTGAGCGACTCTCCACGTTTGTAAAACAGAGCAGTATTTTCAACGCATACCTAGTCGATTGGGCAAAGGATTTGTTGAAGGAAAAGCTACAGGCAGGTGAGAAAGTCTATGGGTGGAAATTGCAACGCCAGAAAGGACGTGAGACATACCCTGCGGAGGTTATCGAACATATCGGAAATTGCACCGAAATGTCATTATCCGACAGCATTAAGCTATTCGGAGGTAGCATCACTGCTACAAAATTGCAGAAATACTGCGAGTCAGCGGGATACGATCTCACTCAAATCCTGCCTGATGTTGCAGAGGAAATTGTAAAGCTGGTTGAAGACAAACCCAAGAAAGCAAAACTATGAACGATCTGAACTTTGATAAGCTAACAAGTAATGGATGGAAGCAATTTAAGGATTTCCTTGCTCAGTCCGACATTGCGTTTTACAAAACCTTCGCAGGACATGAGGAATGCCGTTGCAACGATGGGAAGAAGAAACAGGTTGAGGTTTACGTCTACGATCACCGAAAGTATAGCGCAGCAGCTAGAGTTGGATATGAGGTTAAATGCACTGGTGAGTTGCCAGATGGTACATGGATTGAACTAATGGCGCATGGGTTGAAACAAGACAACGTGGATGAAAAGGCAGAGGAGATTTTGCAACTATGGGACTGGTCAGTAAAAAACAATTTGACGAAATCCAAAAACTAGATAGTTTGAGTTAGTCTCTTGTGAGACTCGATGTTTAAGACCATCGATAAAAACCAATGAATTTACCCTTCCTACTGCCGTTGTCGCTCGATAGACGGAGTCTTACTTTAGGAAGGGTTTTCTTTAAAAAAATATGATAGTATCTCCAGACTTTCCAGATCACTGGAAAACAAGAATGTTAGTTGATTTACTCAACGATGAGTCCGCGCCCGTATATCTCATCAGGATATGGGGCCATTGCCAAAACAGGAAAACCAGTGTGTTCACAAACCTTCCAACAGCAGGGTTGAAGGCATTGTGCCGATACAATGGTGACGCTGAAAAGTTTGAATCAGCATTTGTGACTGCTGGTTTCATACGCAGAGATGGTGATAATGTTATAATTCACCAATGGGATGAGTATAACTCCTCTCTGATAGCTAATTGGGAGAATGGAAAGAAGGGTGGAAGGAAACCCAAAGCTAACCCAAGTGAAACCCATGGGTTACCCATGGCTAACCCAATCGAAACCCATGGCGAACCTATGGGCAGCCCAACGCGAACCGATAAGATAAGAGAAGAGAAGATAAGAGTAGAATTGATAAGACCAGATTCTGTTCCAGAGCAAGTCTGGAACGATTTTATTAAACTTCGTAAAGCCAAGAAAGCACCACTAACTCAAACAGCACTCAATGCCATTCAGAACGAAGCGGACAACGCAGGTTGGACGCTGGAGGATGCGATAACCGAATGCGTCTCCCGTGGATGGCAGGGATTCAAAGCTGAATGGGTCTTCAAGGCACAGGAGACTTATCAACGGGCTTGCTGATATGAATATTCTAATAATTGAATCCACATCCAAAACAAAACCATTGGCAGAAGACTACAGTGATACTTCAATAGTTCATTGCAGAAACTCTCTTATTCTAAAAAATGAGTTAAACGCAGACTTGTTAGATGGAGAGTATGGTATACCAAAAGCAATGGATAAAAATTATGATGTTATCATTTGCTGCTACGCATCTCCATATATGCCACACAATGAATACAGGAAGGTGCTAGACAACAATCCAAAAGCTAGATTGATATGGTTAGTAAATGACCATGATTTAGAAGACAATCAACTATTAAGATATGCAATCACTGAAAGAGGAAGAAGTTACGATATGATATGTAACAATCCAAGAAACGGATATCGTCATTGGATTCTAAGCAAAAACATTGCTGAAAAGAAGTTAAATGATTTCATCAATAACTGGCATACCTGCAACTTAAATTGTTTGATATTCAGAAATGATACTCAGATCAAAAAAGATCTGATACAAACAGACAGATCTGGCACAATATATTACGGAACATATAGGAAGCATAGGTGTGATGATTTTAAAAATTATCTGCATCAAGGAATTACTATCTCAGCAAGCATTAAGCACTGGACTAAATTCAAAGCTCTAGAATGCACGTCAAATTGCATCAAGCCATTAAAGTGGGAAGTTGGAATGGAAGGGTTAAGAAACTATAAGTATAGTTTGTACATCGAAGATAAGCACACGCATGAAAACTATGCATTCATGGCAAATCGATTTTATGAAGCGTTAATGTGTGATGTTGTTTGTCTTTTCGCTCCAAACACAATGAAAACCATTCAAAAAAGCGGATATAAAATTAATGAAAATGCAATTTTACCAGAAAATTGTTACAAGCAAGAACTGAATGAATACATCAATTCATTAAATTACAGTGAATTAGTAGAACAACAAAAGAAATTACATAACGATATTATTTTAGAAAAAAGAAATACAATTAAAGGAATCATCGATTTTTTAAACAAATGAAAAATACACCAATCGCAACAACCGCAGAAAAAGCGGCACTATCGCTAATCGCAATCGATCCAGAGGTTCTTCCGCACCTCGCATGGTCAGAAGATCTATTTGCAATATCGCAACACAAGTTAATCTACACCGCACTGGAGAGAGTGTACCAACGGACTGGATCCACAAACGCACTAGGTGCATTGAGTGATCTGGAGACAACGGGCAAGCTGAATGCTTGTGGAGGCAAGGAGGGAGTGATGGAAGTACTCCAGACAATCTTCTTATCGCCCGGTGCTATGTGCGTGGAAACCGCTGCGGACTACCGATCCCAACTCATCAAAGCAAAAGGGTATCGGGATGCCATCCAGACTTGGGAGGATAACCATGATGACGTTTGCGCTATGAAGGCAGACCTTTCTAGCCTCGCTGAGTCATTCGCCAATGCAATCGTACCAGAGAGCCAGTGCAAGGACGTTAAAGCCCATCTGAGCGACTTTATGGACGATCTGGAGGACAAGACCCCACTAGAGAATTTTCCAACTGGAATTCCCAAGCTGGACAAACTGCTGGGAGGAGGTGCAAGACGTGGGGAGATGCTAGTGGTAGGAGCGCAGACCTCTGGAGGTAAATCAATCCTGCTTTATCAGGCAGCACTACAGGCATTGTTGAATGGAAAATCAGTTACCATCTTTTCATTAGAGATGCCAGCAAAGGCTATTCTGCAACGTATAGCTTCCAATCTACTTGGAAAAACAATCCTTCCATTGCGTGAGATGGAGGGTGTAACAGAGTGGAGAGGGGTTGCATCAGCAAAGGATATCTCAAGCGCAATCACCCAACTCATGGGAATGAACCTCACGATCCGAGATGATCTCTCCGAGGTTGGAGAAATCGTAGCAGAGGCATCACGTCTTGCATCACTTGGCAAGGCAGACCTCATCGTGGTTGACTACCTGCAAATCGTCACCATGCCAACCGCAGACAACCGAGAACAGGCAGTGAGTGAACTATCACGCAGGTTGAAATTAACTGCACTCAAAACAAAATCCGTGGTGATGACTGCATCACAACTCAACGACGAAGGCGCAGTACGCGAGTCCCGCGCAATCGGTCACCACACTGACTTTCTTCTCATCATCACTCACCCTGACGAGAAGAAAAAAGAAGCGTCATCATTCAGGAAGAAAACAGAAACCCAATCAACTTCGCGTGTACGAATAGACAAGAATCGGCGTGGTCAACGTGACGTGTTTGTTCCTGTAAAAATGCGTGGAGAAATTTCTAGATTTGAACAAATCGATGAACATTGATCACCACTTCGACGAGGCTTGCTTTCTGCTCGACACTGCAACAGCAATCTGGCAGATCCGCACCAAATCTAGGTTTGCGGACGCTCAGGAAAAATACGAAAAGGCAAAACAAATCTACGATAAATATTTTTCACACATCGACGAAAATTCTGTTGACGAATTTCAATTTTGACCCTAGATGTAGTGCCGTCAGTTAAATAAATACACAACATCAAATGAAAACAGGAATCAACAAAAACGGAACACTCCAACCACAGATCACAATTACACGTTACAACGGAACGATTGTTGATCGCTACAATGTCTACATTGAATGTGCCAATGACGGAAAAGGTGGAGACATAACTCGCAACGGAGAACCACTAAAAACTTTTGAAGAGTGGATTAATGATTAACTAAAAAACGGAGCGGGTTCAATCCCCGCTCCAAATCCACTAACAAATGAAAACTCTCAACACAATCACAGTCGAGGCAGACAAGCAGCGCAATTCCAGTGGCACACGGGACTGGGGAACATTCCGCATCACGTCAAGGTGCTGTCTTTCTAATGAAATGGTCAAATCCATTTGTGGCAGACACGAAATGATCGGACAGTCATTCGCGGTCAACGAAACGAAAAACGAGGATGGATATGTCTACGAAGGAAGCTACGATTGCTGGTCAGATTAAATTTATCCTGTAACGCAATAAAAATTTCTGCACAAAGCAGATTAGGTGAGCGTCAACCTTAAAAAGGCGCATAAAACTAAAATAATAATAATAT